TCATGCATTAGATCCCTCCCGCAGCCATTGCGCCAGGTAAAAGTTTGCGATGCCACGCCACAAGTCGCCGCCAGGTACCATTTTGCCGCCGTTGTTAATATCCGGCAAGTACCACAGATCCCAGCGGGTTTCCGGATCCCCGGAAAAAGGGCCGTATCCGTCAATCTGCGCCGCTTCGCAGTGCGTCATAAAATGCTCCCTGTCCAGATCTATGCCCAGGACGTCAGATAATACAGCCGCAACTTGCGACAACGCCGTTATCTGTATATCCGTGGGAGGTTCCGGGCCCAGATCCGCATCCCTGCCCTTATTGGCAATTGCTCCATACCCGCACAGCATTGCTATGCCAATAGCGCCAAAATTGCGCTGCCATGTGTGGGATTTCTCTTCCGCCAGGTCTTCCGTGGTAACATATACGGATCCATCCCGGTCGATCAGGATATGATAATCGTCATACCCCTGGCCATAATGGCCGGCTGTCCAATGTGCATATACCCGGCTGATCAGGCCGCGCGCATCTGCAGCAATGACTTCAATGTCTTCCAGTGTTACCTTAGTACAATCTTTTAATTCTATAGCTGCCATTTTCCCCTCCTGTTATTCTTTTTTCTTTGGCGCGATTCTATCCAGAAGCGCGTCAACAAAACGCTGCACATATTCAGATACGCCGGAATATCCCAATTCAATGAGATTTTCGTTTAATGAGCTTACCTCAATTAAAAACAAAACTGTACAAATGACACCGGGGAAAATGTCTTTCGGCACCATATTGGCCCCGAAAACATGAATTTCCGGCATCCATTGTCCCATGCCAAAAAAGATAATCAACGCCAGACTGTATACAATTAGCTTTTCCGCAATACGGGAAAATGCCCGGCTTGAAAGATATTGATCTGCCCAGGTTTCATTTTTAAAAAATTGAACGATGACACGGGATAATTTAATCAATCGGATATCCGTCTCGTCTGGATTATGGTCTAAAATAAACCTTTTGCAAATACAATTCCAGCGCGTCATCGTGTCAAATCCTACCATCAAAAAAGTAAGGAAAAGCACCGGCCAAAAATTCGGGCCGCATATTTTTGCGCCCACAGCGTAAATCAGGGTAGCAATTGCCCATAAATCTACATTTGCAATGCGTTCCATAAATTTGTTCAAAACGTCCACTTTTCTGCCTCCGTTTTAATTTTCTCAATTTCGGCCTGCCGCTCTTCCAGTTCTTCCGCAGCAACATGCTGCGCCAGCTCATTGTACAGATCTGTGATCAGCTGGCTCTGCAATTGTATAATTTCGTTTTGCTTTTCAATAATCAAAACCGGCGGCATCATGGTTTTACTGGCCACACGATCGCCAGCGGGAAGTCTTCCTGTTCCGGCACGTCCCGGAGCGCCTGCCGGTATGATCTCCACGCATCCGTATCAACATTTGGCCGGTCCGGCACCAGCATATTGTCGCAATCATCCAGTAATTTATTCCGCCACTCGCGCGCCGCCTCGGCCGCTTCCTCTTCATTCTGCGCCTCTACTGCGGCCTCATACCGTCGACGCAGCACTCCATCTGTATGTGAGTAGGCATACTGGAGATAATTAGATCGTCTTGCCTCTTCAACTCCCTGCGCTTTGCATTCCATTCGGGTGCCCTCCTATTAAATAATTGATAGTATAGCCGGCGCATTTGAATCGCCTGCATATAACACTTATGCTGCAGGATTCCGGCCTGCCAGCATTGAAAACTGTTTTCGATGGCGGCCATAGTTATCCGCCCGGCCTCCAGCAGTTTCTTTTGCTTTCGCAGCTTCCGCCGTTCCTTCCTGATCTTTACCCGGTGTTTGTGTATAATCACCTTGCCGGTCACGCTTACCCGGATCCGCCAATGTAGTAAAATTATGCCTTGCCGGAGTGGATACAGCTGAGTCTTAGGATTTAAAGATAGTTTCTTGCGCGACAGAAACGTCTTTATCTTTTCCCAGCATTCCTTTAAATAGCTTTTGCTTTCGTGGACCAGTATAAAATCATCCATATATCGCGCATATACTTTGATTCCCAGCGTTTCTGTTATAAAATGGTCCAGGTCGTTCAGAAGCGTAATTTGTGTTGTTTGCGTCACCTGGCTGCCCAGACCGACGCCTTTAAAATCGCCCTTCCGGATCCTATCGGTTACAGCAGCAACCTGTTCAGGCGACAGCCCTTTTATAACGCGCGTCCAGTCTCCGCCATATATTAAATATGTAGAAATGCGGTGTCCGGCGCTGTGAGCTGTCTTTCTGCCCATTCCCAGGGATATCAGCAGTTTCGCAAATTCTATTTCTGTAAAACTGCGGATCACATCCTCGCAGGCGCGAGCAGTGTACGGATCTACATATTGCGCAGTATTGCTGCAAACGACATCATGGTTACTGTTTGGGAAATAGCCTTTAATGTCACATTGCAGCACGTAGCCTTCGTGGCCGTGAACCCGCGCAAATTCCCGCAGCAGTTTCGTAAAAATGTCAATGCAAAACTTCGTTCCTTTTCCCTTTTGGCAGGCGCAATTCGCTTCGATAAAGCTCTTTGTGACAGCCGGATAGACAATATCGTCAATAAATGCGTGTTGGTATTGCCGATCACGAATATGGGACGCGTATATATCCCGCGTCTTTGGTTCCGTGATTGTAAACCATAAATACTTAGATATCCGATACTTTCCCAGGATAATTTCGCGCCGTAAATGGTACGTATTGATTAATCTGTTTAACCAATACCCAGCAACGCTTTTCTTTCATTTTGTTCCTCTAGTGCAGCGTTTTAACCTTTTTAGCAGATTCTGATATTCAATAGCCTCATAATATTCCATGTCTTAGTCCGCCCTGCCGGACGGCTCAAATTTAGCTTTTACGCCTGAGTGGTAATGCTCCTTGCATGTTGCATGTGCACTGCTTTCAGCGTCCGCTTACTCGGTCTGGCTGTTCATGCAATCGGGGGACACGGCGTTGCTGTTGTTCGCATTGTTGTTGTTGAGCGCGCCCGTGTTGTTCACAATCCGCGGATTATTCGCGTTGCCGGGATTCGGACTGCGCAACCACTGATTCCGGGCCGTATTAGCATTACCCTCAACAATGCCAAATGGCATTGATTTTAACTTGCCCATACTTGTTTCGAGCTGAGCGGCAAGTATTGCCCGTTTCTGCAGCAATCTTTGCCGGCGCTCTTTATCTGATTTTATCCACGCTTTCAGTAAGCTTTCTGTGTTGTCCGCAAGGCCAACCCAATGCTCCAGGCCGTCAATCGTCCTGTCTTCATTAAACGTAGTCAAATAGCGCACTACGTCCGACAGCGCGGCCAGCGCCTTCAGCTGAAACTTATGGCGCATCTTGTACTCCATGTCGTCTTCAATATGAAGCTCGTTTGCGGCCATAATTTTATGCAGCACTTCGGTGGCAGCCTTTTGCAATGGGATCCTTTTGGTAAACGTTACCGACTTATTAAAGTAAGCGCGGCCTTTTGCGCCCTTCATTTTATTAAGAGTGTGATTTAATAACTCCTCGGCCGCAATCGCAGCGTTTAATTCGTTTGGTTTACGCTGCCACGCCGGAACCGACATTCATTTCACTCCCCTTTTCAAATGCGCCCAGGCGGGCTTGCGCCGCCGTGGGCTTTGTTCGCGCTAAGATTTTACACGGCGCCACGAGCATAGATCCTGCAAGCGGGGGACACGGCGTAGCTGTTGTACGCAGCGTAGCTGGAGAGCGCGCCCGTGAGGCCCACAACCCGCGGAAGATACGCGTAGCCGGGATACGGACTGCGCAACCACTGATACCGGGCATTGCCGCTATTATCGTACATGATACGATCCACGTCTGTTGCGCCCTTGTAATAGTCCCACTGCGTTTCGGATAGATCTGCACCTTCCGTGGAGCCAAAAATCTGGTACCGGGACGGCAGCCAGAACATGGCCCGCATAGAATAACTGGAGTTCTTTGTGTAGCCGTCCGTTTCAAATACGTTGTTTGTTATGGTTTGAATGTCTACCGGTTCAATTATTTCCAGGAAATCGTCCGGCAGTTTCGACATGAAGCCCGGCTCGGATCCCTGCCATGCCGGCGGATTGTCAAACCGGTTTGTTGACGTCCAGTATGTGCCAGCAGCTTTACTGCTATTTAAGTATTGATGGATGGCGCTCTGTGCATAATTGTTGCTACCAAAGCACGCCCTCTGTAAAGAGTTTATATTAAGCTCGTCCGGATCGCCGCCGGCCTGCAGCAACCCGAGGCTGGTGCCTCCGCTACCACTTGAAATTACAGCGGTCTGCAAAATCGTAAAACTGTTTGGCGCGTCATACACGTTTACGTTTTCGCCTATAATATCCGTGGAATACGGGACTACGCTGAACGATAAGCGGCCGCCTGCAGGAACCGCGTTTGCTAACGTAAACTGATAGTTTCCTGCGGCGCATACGTTGTATGCCGTCGGGACATTAAAATGATACGTCCCTGCCGGCAGCGCGGTTTCGCAATAATAAAAAGCCTCTTGTGAGTCAAACTGCAGCAGATTCACCGCCCGGATCACGCGTACGTCTGCATACGGTCGGCCGTCCGGCAACTTACCATGATGCATAAAGGCCCACGGATAAACATAGTTTCCTTTAACAGTCGTGAACGTTGTACCGACCGGGAAGAGCTTTGCTCCCGCCCCACTCGTAATTGCGTCCTTCATTTGCCGAAATGTTAATTCGGACCGTTCCCGCAAAATAGCATTAAGCCCCCATAAGGCCGCTGCTATTTCCTCCCCTGTTTCATTCAATATTACAGGTTTTCTTGGCATGTCTTAATCTCCTTTTAATCGTCATATTCTTGGCACAGCACGCCATCGACAAAAGAAAACCCCAAATTTTCCAGCGCCAGAACCCGCGCTGCCAGGCCGTCCGGCGTCGCAATCGCTGCCGCCTGCCCTGCCGCAGTTTGTGCCGCTGCCGCCGATGCAGCTGCTGCCGACGCTGACGTGGCTGCCGCCGATGCCGACGCAGCCGCCGCCGTTGCTTTGGCTGCCGCTTCGTTTGCTTTTGCCGTTGCCTCGTTCGCTTTCGACGTTGCCGTGCTTGCGCTTAGCGCCGCGCCGCCTACGCCATTTTGCAGCGCCTCCAGGTTGTTGACCAGGTAATCGTACATCCCCCGGCCATTCGGATCATAAAACGGAGTGTTTGGCCCGAAAGCGCCCTGGCGTATCAGCTGGCCATCGTTGCCATATATTTCCGGCAGCTGATAAACGGTAAACTCCATATTATCCTCCTATTAATCCAGATCAGTAGTTTTGATGATGTTTACGTCGCAGGAGTCTGCAGTCTGGTAAAACTGATAATCCGCCTGGCGCCGCACTTCTTTGGCCACGTCTTCGTCGGTTTCGCCTTCAAAGATTCCATGCTTTTTAATTTTTACTTCATACTCGACTTTTTTTCTCATTTTTCATACGCTCCTTTTTTTGTTTTAATATTTACAGGTCGCTGACGTCCAATAAAAGCCAGGACCGTGTATCAACAATAATGCCCTCTGTGGTACGCTTTGTATCCATAGCTGCAGACCATACCGTGCTTTCGCTGGCCATCCCAAATTTAAATTCGCTTTTGCCGGTTGATATGGTTGTTTTCTGTATATTGCCGCCGCGTAAACTAAAATTGCTTACGTCCCATTCGGTCCAGCTATATGGCTGTCTGCAATAATATGTTACCCATCCGCTTTTTATTTCGGTCCAGGAATCTTTAACTATGCCCCATTTTTGGACCTTTACGTTTTCAAGACTGTAGTATCCGGCGCTGATCATGCCGTACGTCGGTGGTACATATTGGTACGTTCCGTCGATCCATTCGTATCCGCCGCCTGTGTATCCCCAGACCGGATCGTGCCAGACGTTTCGCAGCTCGGTTGTTTCGTAATAGCCATATTCCGCAGGATGATTAATAGTTTGCGTTTCCATCCTGTTTTCCTGGTATTGGCGCTCCCCGATGCCGCTATAAATCACTTTTATGTCGTCAGCAATGGCCAGTGCCGGTTTTACTGCTCGCGGTACGCTTGCATTTTGCTGCCCAAAACCCATAACGCGCGGATGCTTATTGTTGCTATCGTACACGATAGCGCCATTTTCATCAAAAACCTGCAGCCCCGCCCCATGATCGCTTTGCTGCACTTTTGTGGTAAAGACGTATATGCTCATCCCGGAAACAAAACTATTAACCGTGCAAGTCCATCCGGTCGGCGTGTTAACGCAGTACGCGTCAATCGTTTGCGATGTCGTGCCGCCGACGGCAGCCAGGCATTCGCCATCCGTGAACCTTCCGCCTGTGACGCCGGTCCCGGTGAGCGGTATCTTGCGCGATAATTGTAAATTTTTGTAGGTACCATCAATCTGTATTTTATTGTCGTCGTTGTAAATCGTCATGCCGGCCGTCATTTAATACACTCCGTATAATAACGTACATGCCAGATTGCGCCCGGACGGAAAGCTCCAGTCAAGAAATCCATCGCCCTGTGTGATCGTCGGGTATTCGTACGTCGGTACACTTTTGTCTCCGGCGGAAAAATTCGTAGTGGCCGACAACAGGAACCACCATATATTTGTATTTGGCGTAATCCCGGAATTGGAAATCCGCCCGGTCCTTTGATTCGCGCCGATTGAAACCATTCCAAGAAGGCGCGGCAGCCTGCTTGTCACGTCGACGTCAACGCTGCCATCCGCATTAAACGTCTGGAAACCTTGCGCCATGTCACCATACCCCCATCCGCACGCGCAGCTTGTTGTTTGCGTCATATACCAGGATCTGGTTACTGCGCACCTCCAGGCGTGCCCCGGACGTTGCCGTCCGCAAGACGCCGATAACTGCGCTTATTGCAGATAAGCTGTCGACAGCAATCTTATCTGCAGATATCGCTGCCGACTGGATCATATTCCTGGTTATAATGTTGTTTCCGATCCGCGTCGTGCCGTCAATATCTATCAAACTGCCCTTAATATAGAAACCGGTATGATCCTGCTGGAACCAGCTGGATACATCATTTTGCGTTACCTTGCTGGCCAGCCCGTCCTGCATAACCTGCAGCGCTGTGTAGTTTCTCACGCCGCTATTGCTGTTCAGGTTCCCGACTATCGCAGCTATTACGTTGGCGTTCTGCTGTATGCTGGAAAAAGCCGTCTGTGTTACGTCGCCCTGCACAACCAGATTACTAACGGTGCTTTCTATGCTATCCGCGCGGATCCGCAGCGCAGAAATGTCGCTTTCCGTGTCCGTCGTCCTGGCAGCCAGCGCGGTTATATTGTTGCTATTGTTGGTTATGGCCGTACCGTTCCCGTTTACCGTCTGGGCCAGCGACGCCAAATCGAGCACCGTTTGTGCAGCTGTGTCTACGCTCGCCTGCAGCGCCATAGACAGCTTTTCTTTGGTTATGGCCTGCTGCTCAATCAACGACGCGTCAATCGTAGCCTTGATTGTGATCCGCGTCGCCGGAGATTTCTCACCTTCTCCAAAAATGTCCGTATAGGCGACAGAGACGTCATATATTCCGGCGTCGCACGCGTGTGTGTAAACGTTGTTAACCGTATGGATGACGACGCTGCTGTCCAGCGCGCCATCTACATAGATATTCATTCCGTTGCATCCGCGCGGTATGGTGCCAGCTTCCAGCGCAAACCCGCCCAGCTTACCGGTCACAAACGGAGCTTCTGGCGTCGGCGGCGCCGGCTTGTTGTATTCCAAACTTGCCGGCGCGGAATATTCCCCGGCCGCAGAATAGGCGTACAGATATAAAACGCCGGTCCGTTCCGTGATAGGTAAAGACGCTTTTAAGCCTGTTACCCTGGCCAGTAAGTTTACGTTTTCCTCGCCGGGTACCTGGTCTTTCCGCACCTCATACCAGGCAATGTCAGAATTAACAACCTCTTTCCACGACGCAACCGCATCGCTGCCGAAAGATATTGTAAAGCCGTCCGGAGTGTTTGGCGTTTCAGAGCGCAGCGCGACGCGAATGTCCTGCTGCGGGGATGCATCCGGAGACGTTTCGACGCCCCAAATATCGACCGTTGTAACGGCGATCCTGTATGTATCGCCGACCACGGCCTGCGGGATAACAGCCGACGTCTTCCCGGATCCGCCGTATGTCCATTCGCCTTCAAAACCTAATTCGTTAACATTGACGCCGGGAACAAAATTTAAATACTTTGTTTGTGCAGTATTTGTTTTGTACCACACGCGGCCCTCAAGATAACTCTGCAGGTCCGGCGGATCCCATTCAACAACGATATCGTATCTGGTAACGCCATCCTTTAGCTGCCGGTACCGGTTCCGGGCTGTCAGCTGCCGGACCGGCGGCACATAATACGGCTGCAGTGTGTATTCGTACGCCTGCACATCGGCCAGCGATTGATCCCCGGCCCCGAAAATGTTATAAGAACAGAATTTAAACCATAACTTTTTCCCGATATCCTCTTTCGAGAACGGAGCGTGCAGCAGCGTTTCGTCGCAACGAACAACGACAGCGCCGGCTCCATGTACGGCCGGCGTCGTATTGTACTGGCCGCGCACTAAACCGTCGAGCCTGTAATGCCCGTTGCCCAGCAACGTAGCAGTCTGATAGCTCAAACATTCCCCGTCAATCCATAACAATGTGTTTGCCCGCTGTGCATCCTGGGCGCTGCCGGACAGCACTGTCCCATTGATGGCAGCTTCCAGACTTGTGGCGCTGGCGGAAATGCCCATGGCCAACGGCCCCAGCCTGGCGTTGTTGCTGATCTTACCCAGCGTTCTGTAATACTCGTTATTATCCGATACGTAAACGGTACAGCCGCCCCAGTTTTCCCCGGATCCTTTTGCGGCTATCCATACCTCCAGGCCGTCAGACGTCAAATCTGCCGGCGGCTGGAAAATTGCCGGTGTTGCCGTATCCGCTGCCGGTTCATTGAAATTCACAAAAGGCCGGTCAACTTCGTGGACGTCATACTCTGCCGGGCCGTAATTGCCATCAAACCACGATAGCGCATTAAAGACAGGCAGGCCCTTTTCGTCCTCTTTGACGCTTTCAATGATCACAACCTGGTTGATTATTCCGGATGCTTCATCCGTAATTCGCACCTTGTCGCCCGGTTCCAGCCTGCAAAACGGCCAGTCCAGTTTAAACGTGTACCGGTTTTTCCCTACCTTACTGCGGCGCGCAGCTGCTTCCGCAATCTTGACTGCGCGGGCTTTGGTATAGATATAGCCGGCCTGAATCGTAGGCGCTTGTTTAACGCCTCTTTCCGCGATATCGGCTACGTCCTCATAGCTTACGCTTTCCTTTTCGTAACCGTTTTCCCGGCTCATATATTCTACGGTCCAGCGATTGTATTGCTCGGAGCTGTCTTTGCGGCTCCATTTGACGCAGGAACCGCCTTCCGGTATGAAATCGTCGGTAGTCAAGTCGTACCAAATTGTATTATCCGGTTGCCAGCCGCCCACCGGCCTGTTTTCCAGCGGCACGATTTTGTATTTGTTGTTGCTGTTAAACACGTACGCGCCGCACAAATCTGCTATTTCATTAACTATTTTTTGCGTTTCCTGCGGGCTTGTCGCATCCGCCGGCGTGGAGATCAGCAGGTCCATGTTCGCGCAATACGCGCGGAAATTGTCAGCGCCAATAAATTCAGCGCCGCCCTGCCCTACTTTGGAAAGTACATATAATATATAGTCCATCGGGTTGACATCCACACCGTCCCCGGTGTTTAGCATCAGCCCGCGCACCTCAAAATTATAGGAAGGCATGCTTCCGGAATCGCCCAGATCTATCACGCCGGCCATGTATGCCAAACCGGAATAAGGAAGCGCTTTGTTCGGATGTTTGGCCGTCACATACGACCACGGCTGTTGATTGGCCGTCCCGCGATGCAACGTTAAACCGACTCTTTCATCCGGATAATAATAAATATCTTTCCCCTTCCAAATCCGATTGATGCCGGCAATCGGTCCCTCGCATAAACCAAGGATCACGGCTACAGTGTACGTGTACGTAATATTCGTGTGGCTGCTTCCGCCGCCCTTGCCGGTTTTTTGTGTTTCCGAATGCTCATGGGCCGTAAAGTCGTCATAATATATAACGTTGCCGCTGATCCGCGTAGTGCCCAGGATTTCCATTACCGCGGCGCCATATTCAGCTGTATTAACCTGAAACGCGCTGATCTTGTCCGCGCGCGTTACCGTGCTTTTGCCTCCGCCAAATAAGCCCATCATGCGCCCCCGTTATATCTGTATATGCCACGCAGACGACTTTTCCCGCGTGCATCATAAAACATTACATCGTCAATATCACTCAAAATTACGCCCTGATCAATAAGCGCATGGCACACGACGCCGTTACCACAATATACGGCAGCATGGCTGACGCAGCGACCGTATTGATATAACAGAAAATCACCCGGCTGTATTGTGGCCAGCGACACTTCCCGGCAGCGTGCCTGTACCTGCTTCAGCAGTTTTTCTTCCGACCGGTGCAGATGCCATTCGTTGGGATATGGCGGCACGGTTATTTCATTTTCGCGTATGATGCCGCAATCCTCCAGTGAACCTACCAGAAGCATGGCGCAGTCCACGCCCTTGCCCTTCACTCTGGCGTTATTAATATGCGGAGTTCCGAGCCAGCTTTTAGCGGCCTCCGCTATTTTCGCGCCTTGTTCCGCAGTAACCATTATAAAAGCACCTCTTTCCGCGGCACAAACGGAGCTATCAGGCATGTGCTGTCCGTCTGGCCATTGGACACGATCCGCCCGGATGTTGTCGTGTACGCTCCCTGTGGGTAATATTTCCTGATTGGAAATTCCATATTCAGGCCCTGTGTTTTACTTTTGACCGTTAGTTCCAGCTGGATCCCGCTGCTGTTTTTGATTTCAACATCGCCGCCGAACAGCCCGATCGTACCGATAACCGACGCGCCCGGCAAATCTCCCGTTTTTTGAAAGAACGCCCGTTTTAAATACAGTTTTGCGCCATCCAGTACGCCGGAATGCGCTACCCGCATCACCGGCAGGCTTTCTATCTTGTCGGCCGTATGCTCGCCGTCGGTATAAATCGCAACCTCCAGGGAATCAACCGTCACCTTGCTCTGTGTGCTGATCTGCTGGCGCTTGATCAGCAGCGCATCATGCCGGTAAATCAAGTTATCCAGCACGATATCGCAGTCTGTATCCGCGTATCGGTACGTGTTTCCATTGGCCAGCACCAGCTCAAACAGATCGCACGACAAAAACGTTTTTTCGGTATTCAGATGTGTGGCCAGCGCCGTGCTTACGTCTTTCATCGCCATGTCTCCAAATTCAATGTGTTTGTCTTTTTAAAATCTGCAAATACGTGCTCAAATTTTATTTTTTTCGCCGGAATATGCACTTTAAAATAATACCGGAAATCTGCAGTCACGATTGCGCCGGAAGCCGGGGCCGTATTAAAAACAATGACGCCGCCATTGACCGTGTATTTGTTCGCCGCCTGCAGCGTGCCATTGACATAGACCTTAACCTGGTCAACTTTTTCGACGGCCTCCACGTAGCCGCCATATACCATAACGCATTGATAGTTGCCGTTTGAGATTTTCGGAAGCTGGATGCCAGTTTCGGTGTTGTCATCCGGGTCCAGCCAGTAAAACGGAGTATTGCCGCCCTTTAACAGCGCAAAGAATCCCAGGATAGTTTTATATTGCGCTTCCGTTAATATGCCAAACTTTACCTCTATATTCCATTTGGGCAAAAGCTGGTTTGTGTTGCTGCGTTTTTTCCCGCTGCCGGTCGAGACGATCTCCCCGTCATAGCTTATGCTTTTATAGCTGCGCATTTCTATGCCGGACATAACCGGCCAGGTTCCAATCGCTGCCATTTACCACACCCCCGATGCAGACCTAAAACGACGGTTTTCCTCATATAGTGCCTGCTTGATCTTATCCAAACCGCCGCGATCCAGGAAGCCGGCAAACGAAGCTGCATCCATGGTGGAAACCTGCAGTGTAATGGAGTCGCCGCCGCCCGTTGCCGCTGCAATCGTATCGTCCACGCTGCCGCCGCCGGAAAACTCCGGAACGCGCCCGGCGTTTAACGCATCCAGCGCAGGCCGGCCAATCATATTAACAGCTGCGCTGCGGATAACATATTCTCCATTGCTGAGCATGGCCGGGATGCTGTCGCTGGTTCCGGTACCCGGCCCGGAAATATAGCCGCCGGTTGCAGCTTTAATTTCGAGCACGGTTGCATTTGCAGCCTTTGCTGCAGCCTGAGCGTTTCCTAACCCAAACGCCATATATGTCGCCCATACGCTAACCCACACTGCTAATGTTCTCACAGCATTTTCGATGATGCTTTTTGCAAAATCGGCCAGTGCATCCTTTGCGCTCTTTTCGCCCAGGATAAAATCCGCCATGGCGTTGCCCAGCGATATCCCTATATCGTTTGCACATTCGCAGACTTTTTTCTTCCACTGTTCCGCCGTGGCAATAGAATTTTTTTCCGCTTCCGCCGCCTTTGCCAATCCTTCTATATATTTTTGAACAAATGCGTCAAACGACGTGCCCTGCGCTTCCAGATCAGCTTGCAGCTGTTCCGGGGTTTTTCCCAATAAAGCAGCAAAGCCTGTCATCCGATCCGTTTCCGCAGGCTGAGCCATAATAGCGTTAATCTCTTCCAGATCTTTTATTAATTTTTGTTTAATCTCTTCGATTTTCGCCTGCGCCTCGTCTTTGTTTCCAAAAACCAGATCAATAATACCCTGGCTTTTTTCTTTCAGACTTGTGTAATTCGCGCTATATTCCGCAGCCTTAACTTTGGCGTTGTACAGCTCGTTTTCCGCATCAATCTGGTCCCGGATGGTCTTCAGCGTATATTCCCTGGTCCTATCGTCTCCGATCTTAGCCGCCAGGGCCAGCTCTTTATTCAATCCCTCCAGCAGCTGGTTGTGCGTATTATCCAGTTCCAGCAGCTTGATCCTTTTTTCTTCCTGTGTCCGGGCTTCTCCGGTCAGCATGGCCATATTGACCTTGGCCAGCTCCACGGTGCTCTTGGCCATAGCCCATTTTTGTTTGTCAGCGTCGCTGTATTTTTTAATCAGCGCTTCAATTGCCTTCTCTTCTTCCGTCAGTTCTTTTTTGGCGGAACCACCGCCGGATCTCCTGGACCCGCCGCCAGATTTCGCTGCAGCCGGAGCTTTAACGGTACGTTTTACAGTTCGGAAATGATTCTGACTTGCCCGGTCTTCCGGTTCGATCTCTGTTTTTTTGCCAAACGTCTGTGCCCAGCTTTTATTGACTTCACCAGCAAACCCTTTTCCGATAGACGTCAAAATACTTTTTACCAGATCATATATGTACAGCAGGCCGTCAATAACCGGCTGCAGTGCATCGTATACATCCCGGCCGAAAGAGCAAAATGCTTCATATGCGGAATCCAACGCTAATACGATAAATTTAAACGTTGTTATTACAACATTCAGCGCGCCGTCAATGATATCCAGCGCAAACGCTGCCACCTCCCGCAGATCAGAGAATGCGCCGCAGCCTTCCCCGCGGACCATATCCACAAGATCCTGGGTAAAAGCAATTAAGTCCTGGATGATTTCGCTCTGGTTGAACGCGTCGAAAATCCCCATGCCGATTTCTGCGCACATAGTCTGCAGGTTGCCGGTTACATCACCCCAGGCGTCGATTGTGTTATTTTTGCTTTCTGCCATACTGCCATCAAATTCATGCATGTAGTCCGTTAAGGCCCCGATTGCTTTCTGGGCATCCAGCGTGCCGTCGTCCAGCGCCTTCATGGCCTCTTCTGCAGACATTCCAATTTTGCCAAACGCCTTGTCGAGATCCATACCGGCCATCTGCAGACTGACAAATTGTTTGCTTGTTGCTTCCCCGGTGGCCTGCATCCGGGCGATTGTATTGACCATGGCCTGGGCTTCTGCCTGCCCCTTTCCCAAGCCTGCGGATGTGTCAGCGCACAGCTGGATCATATCCGCCGCATTTTGAGCGCTGTATCCGAGCGTCATCAGCTGAATCCCCATTTGCTGCACAGCGCTTTCGTCGTAGTTCGTATTCCTGTATACGTCATTGAAAGCGCGGTACGCTTCCGTTGCGTCCCCTGTTACGCCTTTAATGGCCGATATCTGAGCAACGCTCTGCTGCATCTTTGCGCCGGTAGTCAGCACAGCTTCCCCCAAAGACGCAAGCGCCGCCACAGCGCCCGTCATTATGGTGGTGGCCAGGTTGCCCAAAGCAACAGAAAAAGCCGTGGTAAATCCTTCCGTCGCCTTAAACTTTCCGGCCAACCCTGCAGCGCCTGCGTCTGCAGCAGACGCAGCTTTCGCCATGCTTTCCATTTCTTTAATGCTGGAATTGATGGCACGGGCATATTGCTGGTTGGCCTGCGTCTGTTCGTTGATCTCCTGGCGCAGCCGGCGCATGGCGTCAGCTTGTTCTTTGGTCGCTGCCGTTCCCTGCTTCGTGGCCGCCTCCAAATCTTTCAGCTGCCGTTTCATGGTGGAAACGCTTTGCATCCCGGCCGCCAGTTCCGTATTTAATTTTTTAAGCCCTTCGTCTTTAGCCTCTGTTACCAGGGTAATCTTTGCATCCGCCATTTTCCCCTCCTATATTTTGATATGCGTGGCCATGTACATTTCCAGCTGGCCGCAGAAATAGTCCTCAATGGCCGCCCGATTCGATTCAAAATACTGGCCGCGCGGCGGATAGTATGTGCTGAGCCTGCCCTTATATGGCCCGTACATAATTGTGTGCTGCGTTGCGCCGGTATTGTACCAGCGGGCCAGATAGTTGGCGTAGATCACCGACTCAATCGTCCGGGCATTAATATTAAAACGGCCCTTGATAATCTGGTTTACCGTGCGTCCCTTCGCGGATCCGGTTCGTTCGTCCGTAATCAGATTCTGACCGCCGAACCCCGTAGACGCATGCGTCCGCGCAACATACGCCCGCGTCATTATCTGGGCGTAACGCACGCCTGCCTCTACGGTTTTCTTGTAACCTTTATCAATGTATTCGTTTATATCTTTTGCAAGCTCTTCTAACGTTCTCATTTTTTTATGCAAGGGCCGCATAGCAGCGGCCCTTGTTTCTGTTCCTTCCTGTTAAGGGTTGGTCGTGTTGGTCGTGCCGGGCAGGACGAATCCTGTCAGGTTTTCCGGAGCGCCCAGCAGCGTAGCGCTGAAACTCTTCTGAATCAGATCTTCTGCGTCCGCCGTGGTTTCGAAAGACGTCGGAGCCGCCCAAAATTTTTTATACGTCAGTGTGTCTGTGCGTACCAGCGCAAACTGCAGCGCCTTCTTTTCTTTCGTGGTTGCGTCGTCATCCACGAAATTTTCAACAGCCATCTGACCAACATCGTCTTTTTTACAGATCATTTCCGCAGAAACCTCACCGCTCTTGCTGACGATAGCGCCCTCAGCCCAGTATTCCGTATCTTTGGTCTGGACAGTGGTTACTTCCAGCGAGATGTTAAAGCTGTTATTGGTTATGCCGCCGACTTTTTCCCATACCGGCGATGCTGCGGAGGCATTAGCCCCATAATTAACAAACAGCACCTCATGCTTGCCGCTAACGCCAACGCTGCCGGAAGGCGCTTCCGGATAATTTGCTTTCGTAATAGTAGTAGTCATTTTTTCACCTCGTCTTTAAATTTGATTTAATTTCATTGTTACGTTCAGACTGCCAGACTGCCAAACCCCGTTATCTCCGCGTATTGGCAGGTTTAACCGATGGGGGCCGATACTCATTTTAATCATCTTAAACCCCTCCGGGGCCAAAGCGTTGTCAATGGCATCCCACACATTTAACGTACACAGCGCGGCCATTAGTTCCTGCAGTTTCTGGGCTACCTCTTTCCGGCCCGGATAATTACTGTATATCTCCAGCTGGATATTGTAATCCCAGATATCTTCGACCTTATCGTTTTGGTCCACATCGGCCGCTCCCAGGATCCCGTAGCAAAAAGTTGCCTGGTTTTTAAAATTGTTTTCGATTTCGTCGATGTCTGTGCCGCCCTCATACCATTCCAGGCCGGCGGCCCCGGCACCGTGAAGCGCCTGGTAGATTGCCATTGTGGCCGCGTAAAGCGGCACCTTGATTTCCATCATATGATCCCTCCGCTGCTATTGATGGCCGTGGCCGTAATTTGAATATACGGCGGTTTTTCTTCATCCAGCAGCTCCACTTTGTTAATGATCCACGTGTAGCCCCGATACAATAGCCGCCATTTTGCATTAATCCCGGGATATATGGATCTGATATCCCGTATCACAAAATAGCGTGTATCCGCCGTAACGTAGTCAGCGACAAACTGCTGGCGTGACTGGTTCCGCTGTGTCACCTTTGCCGGAAAGCTGCGCAAGGTTTCATAGACCGGTGCCTGCAGGCCGCCCAACTCGTCCCGGACCGGTGGGCCTGGGCGCTGCAGTGTGATTATGCGGTTTAGTTCCGCAGGGTTGTGTTTCATCCAATCGCCCCCAAGATCTTGCGCCACTTGTCAGCAGTTTCCGGGTCAATCGTCCCAACATACCCGGGCGCACGGTTGCGGTGCGCCGTCAGTTTTCGGTACGTCGGGGCTTTGCGTCCGTACGCTGCCCGGTAAATCGGTAGCGCCACATTGATAATTAACAAATCCTCAAGCCGTTCATGGCGTCGCCGGTACCCGTTAGCCAGGGCATCCAGTTCCCGCATTGTACAGCCGGCAAACTGTTCCGGCGTCAGCTGCAGTTCGCCCAGGGCGAACGGTTCCAGCGACTCAATCAGCTGCGTGGCGTTTCTGTAGCTGCGCCCGGTTTCGCCTCCGGGTTCCCCGGGTTCTCCTGAACGGCTGCCGGTTTTTTTGTGGTGTCGCCCATAATTCCACTTTTCTTTACAGCGTCAAGCCCTGCCCGGAAAACGGTGATCACGTCATGCTGAGAGACGGCCGCATAATACAGGTCTTCCAGTTCGTTCTCTTCAAATTCCTTATCAGGGCTCCCGCCTTTAATGCCCCATTTGAAAATAGTGAACATGTCGGACAGGTTTGGCGGCAAGCCGTTTATGCCCTGCGCCACCGTAACCAGCAGATTGTTTTGAAACAGTTCCCGCTCTGCCCCGTTAACGCTTTTCATCGGATAACATAACTTGTACTTTTTCCCGTTGATCTCAAGATCAACTGTTTTGTCCAGAATCATTGTTTACCTCTTCAGCTGCGTACTCGCAGCTATACTTAAAATGTGCAATCAGACTATCCGCCGCATACGGGATATGATGGAGTTGCTGCCCATCCGCAGCCCCGCGCCGGTCATACCAGTGTTCGACCAGCTGACAAACGCATGTCTGAAAAAGTTCCGTTTCTTCAATGTCGACAGGTTCGCTGTTTCCATTTCCGACATACGTTTTTTTCCCGCTTTGCTCTTTAATGTACTGGGTTGCCGACCTGATCAAGCCGTTCAGCAGCGGATCGTCATCCGTGACGTCTATACGACAATACTGTTTAATTTTCGTCAGAGTGATGGCCAACTTAATCACCCACCGTGATCAGATACTCGATATCCGTTTCGTCTTCCAGTAAAATATGGAAAGTCTTTTCGCCGTCAGTCAGACCGCTCAGGTATTCCTTTTTGATGGTGATACTGCCGCCGCCTTCCGCGATGGTGTAATTATCCGTGTTAACGTTGGACGTGTTATTTTTCAGCCCCACGATTACGCCGTCCGTGACTTCGACAACAACGTCAGCAGCAGAAGCCCGGCTGAAGGTTATGCTGTTTTCCGTTGCCTCGGATCCGTTATCTCCGGCCCCGGAATTTCCGGAGCCGGAGTCGTCAGATCCATCCTCTACGGTCTCAGTCAGGACGATTTTTTTAAGTAAGCAAATGCTTTAGTGGTGAGCGGCTGGCCGTCAACCAAAGCATAGCCCATGTAATCGGTAGTGCGTGCCAGCACATGGTCTTCCTGGTACATGGTAATGTCTTCGTTTACGTTGAAGGCGTAGCCTTTGGCCTTCGTGATTCGCTGGAGGTTGCTCGTTCACAGGGTATTGTTATTGAGCGAAGCAAGATTTGTGGTGGTGGTGCTAAGTCTCCATTATGGCAGCAGATTATTGCATCAGTTATGGATCTGAAGCTTGATATCTTGGAGAATGAGGAAGGCCCAGGACTTGGTGGAGCAATTCTTGCAGCAGTTGGATGTGGCGAGTATGCTACTGTAGAAGAGGCATGTGACAAGCTTGTAAAGGTAAAGACTACAGTTGAGCCTGATCCAGAATTAATTCGTAAATACGAAGATAGATATCAGGAATTCAAGAAGCTTTATCCTACAGTAAAGAGTTTATTCTAATAAATAAGGCGCTAGCTCCTATGCTAGCGCCATTTTATTTATATTGACATATAACAAAAAAAGCATCGCTTCTGCGATGCTCTTAGCAGTTCCTAGCGGAATCGAACCGCTGTTTTCGCCGTGAGAGGGCGACGTCTTAACCGCTTGACCAAGGAACCATATGTCCTAACGACAAGACATATAATACTATGGCCAAGGCACTAAGTCAATAGCAAATCCACAAATTAATTATATTCAGAATTATTCGAAAATTAAGATAATACAGGACAATATTTTAATTATGTTGTACCCAACAAGTACCAGAAAAATGCATAAAAAAATGCTCAAAACATTGCCTTATTTGTGCAAAACTATTAAAATATTATCTATAAATAAAGTGTGTTGTTTATTTACAGAAGGATATAAAAGAAGAAAGATAGGGGGGGATGATATGGCTCAGACAAGTATGCTAGCTATGATTCTAGCAGGTGGTCGCGGTAGCCGTCTGCATGAGTTAACCAAGAAAGTTGCCAAACCGGCCGTTGCTTATGGTGGAAAATATCGTATTATCGATTTCCCACTCAGTAACTGTGCTAATAGCGGAATAGATATCGTAGGTGTTTTGACACAGTATGAATCAGTTTTGCTAAATAGTTATGTTGCGGCAGGTGGAAGATGGGGATTGGACACAAAGGATAGTGGTGTCTTCGTCCTTACACCTAGAGAGAAGGCAGACAGTGGTCTTGATGTTTATCGAGGTACTGCAGATGCTATTTCACAGAACATTGATTTTATTGATGCATATGATCCAGAGTACATTTTGGTGCTATCCGGGGATCATATTTATAAAATGAATTATGATAAGATGCTTTCTTTCCATAAGGAAATGGGGGCAGATGCTACAATAGCTGTTCGTGGTGTGCCAATGAAAGAGGCAAGTCGATTTGGCATAATGAACACAGATGACAACCGAAGAATCATCGAGTTTGAAGAGAAGCCGGAAAAGCCAAAGAGCAATCTGGCA